AACAGATACAATATTGTTGCAATCAATGCTAGAACAACTGTTGATGTTCGAGCTCATTTGTTTAAGTATGATTCTGTTTATGGTAGGTATCGGGGTGATATTAGTTATGAATTGGATAACTTGATTATTGATGGACATACAATTCCAAACTTTGATAGAAAAACACCAGCCAAACTTCCTTGGGGTGAATTAGAAGTTGACTTTGTAATTGACTCTACGGGACAATTCACAAACAAACATGATCTTGAACAACATATAGAAGCTGGTGCAAAGAATGTTATTGTAACATCACCAGCCAAAGATGTTGATGCCACATTAGTGTTTGGTGTGAATGAAACCAGTTATAAAGTTCAAGAGAATAATATTATTTCTGCTTCATCTTGTACCACTACTTGTTTGACACCAATTTTAAAAGTCTTAATGAAGAACTTTGGTATCAAGCAAGGTACAATGACTACAGTTCATTCTTATACTATGGGTCAGGCATTACTTGATTCTTCCCATCCAGATTTACGAAGAGCAAGAGCTGCAACCATGTCTATTATTCCAACAACTACAGGTGCGGCAAAGAATGTTGGTCTTATTATTCCAGAGTTGGAAGGAAAGATAGATGGACTTGCAATTCGTGTACCAGTACCAAATGTATCTTTATTAGATTTATCAGTTGAGTTGGAACAGGATACTAACATAGAAGATGTTCTTGCAATATTTGAAAAAGAAAAAAAATTACATGGTATATTATGTGTTTCGTATGAGCCGTTGGTATCGGTAGATTATATTGGTGATTCATGTTCTGCTATAGTTGATGCTCTCTCCTCCAAAATGGTTAATAAACGCCTCCTACAATTGATTGCTTTCTATGATAATGAATACGGATATTGCTGTAGGGTGTTGGATCTTATGGCTTTTATGGCCAAAAAGCTCTATAAACCCCCAACACCAAGTAAATAAACGAGTTATAAGTCCTTACTTTATAACGGGTTATAAAGGCGCTTTATAACTAGTTATAATACAACGAGTTATACTGGTATTTTTTCCGTGACATTCCTATCTTTGTGTGTTATAATAATAGTATATTTAATGAGAATGAGGATGATTATGAATTGGATATTATATGTAGTTTTAACAGTTACGGCGCAAGGATCAATAGTACCATTGGAACATAAATTTCAGTTATCATTTAATGAGCTGCAACAATGTGCTGAGGTGAAAAAGGTGTTTGATGTTGGGGTATCATTTTTTCAGTTAGCAAATAAAAGTGATATCCAATATGAGGGTACTTGTAAAAAGATTAAAGAGCCTAAATTAATAAAAAGGAGTTTGTGATGAGTATTTGGAAAAAGATGGATAATGATGGAGATGCATTTTTTGATGATGATGAGGAATTACGTCTTAACCACGAGGAATATGAACAGTGGTTAGATTCTATAAATAAGTCTGGCGATCCAGATAGAGATGAAGAATTTTATAATATAGAGATGGCAAAGCAAACTGAGTATCCTGAAGTGGTGGTTCAAACATCGAAATATACAATGACATATAGTAATAATTGAGAGGTTAGTATGATTGGTTGGGTAGTTGAAGACTGGAAAAATAATAGGTTTAGGTTGTTTTGTGAAACGATTGGTTCATTATGTTTTATTAGTATTTATGTTTTAATGGCATGGCATGGTGATAATGTTTCTATTTTGAATATATTTTTAATTCAATTAGTAGGTTCAACATTACATATTATTAACGCCTATATGAGAAGTAGTCTTAATTTAATTGTTTTAAATGTGATAGTGATAATGATTGCAATCTTTGGAATTGGGAGATTAATATGAAAAAGACAGAATATTATGATATTATGAGATGCGCTGATGGCGTTACGAGAGCGGTTCCATTAATAAATGGTTTTAAGGTTGATCCATCTATTAAGATTATGGAAGAACAAAAGGCAGAAGAAACAAAGAAAGACGAAAAACCTAAACGCGTAATTAGTATCCAAGATCGTTTGCAAAGTAAAGTGGAAGATATGATATCTGCCGTTGAGGGGCAGGTAGATGATTTTATTGATAGTGGTTATAAGACGAAGTATGATGCATATAACCATTTATTAGAAATTGGTTGTAAGGCGGCACATGCTAGAAAAATGCGACCGATGTATCTTGATTGTTATAATGAATTAGTAGATGTTTATAATAAAGATGATGAATATCTTATAGAAGCATGGAGTCATCTGAAACCAAAAGAAAGTAAGTTAATGATGGATTTGTATGGTACTATTTTAGATGATATAGATCGCATTATTAAGAATTCTACAGCACAACGCAAACCACGTAAAAAGAAAACATTATCAGCTACGCGTCTTGTTAATAAATTAAAGTATCAAGAGGAGTATCCTGATCTTCGATTAGTTAGTATTAATCCTGAAAAAATTATTGGGGCAAAAGAATTATGGGTATATAATACTAAGTCTAATCGTCTTGGTGTTTATCATGCAGAGAATACTGTTAGGGGATTTAGTATTAAGGGATGCACTATGCAACATTTTGATAAAACTGAATCGGTGGAAAAGAAAGCGGGTAAGCCAAAAGATACACTTGCTGTTTTGAAAAAAGGTACTTTGAAGAAAACATTAAATAATTTGAAAACGTCTGAAAGACCGTTAACGGGGAGGATTGGTAAAGATACGGTTTTGCTAGGTGTATTCTAGTGAAAGATAAATATATACAAGCGCATTTAGCTGTCGCAAGAATATATGGACAACTTTCAACAGCTGTTAGATTACAAGTTGGTTGTATCATTGTAAAGAATGATAGGATTATTTCTATCGGGTATAATGGTATGCCCTCTGGTCATTCGAATGTTTGTGAATCAAATGGACATACAAAACCAGAAGTTCTTCATGCGGAAGCTAATGCGATAACTAAGTTGGCAAAATGTACTGAGTCAGGTTTAGATGCAGATATGTTTTGTACTTATGCACCATGTGTTGATTGCGCTAAGTTAATATTACAGTCTGGTATTAGGAAGTTTTATTATGAAGAAAGTTATAAAAATGAAAATGGCATTGAGTTATTAAAAAAGTATGGGAACGTAGACATACGACATTATAAAGGAGCACCATGATACTTCTAGATTTTTCAAATATTATTGTTGGTTCAATAATGGTTGCACATAAAGTACCAGATGAGGAACGATTTGGCGAAGATTATATTCGTCATTTGGTATTGAATAGTATCCGGTCATATAGAACTAAATATAAAAGTCAATATGGCGAGATTGTTATTTGTTGTGATCAACATGCCAGCTGGCGGAAAGAATTTTTTCCATATTATAAAGCACACAGGAAAGTAGAAAGGACTAAACAAAAAGAAGAAAAGGGGATGGATTGGAAAGCTTTATTTGAAACAATTAATAAAATTATCGAAGAACTTGATACATACTTTCCATATAAAGTTATAAGAACAGATCATGCAGAGGGAGATGATGTTATTGCAGTGTTATCTAAATATGCAAATAATGACTTAAAAGAGAAAACTTTGGTTGTTTCTAGTGATAAGGACTTCTCTCAACTGTATAAATATAAGTCTATACGGCAATATTCTCCTATGAAGAAGAAAATGCTTAATGGTATAGATCCATTTGAGTATTTGAAAGAACATATTATACGCGGGGATAAAGGTGATGGTATTCCGAATATATTGTCAGCGGATAATACAATGGTCGAGAAGATAAGACAAAAGCCAATTTCAAAAAAGAAAGTGGCTACTTGGATGACACAAAATCCACAGGTTGACTTTAAAGATGAAATGTTACATGGCTGGAATAGAAATCAAGTATTGATAGATTTTGAATATATTCCAACTAGTATTGCTGACGGGATCTTGTCGGAATATAAAAAAGATAAAGTATATCAACAAGGCAATTTAATGAATTATTTTATTACAAATCGATTGAAATATTTAATGGAAAACATGGAGGAATTTACAAGATGACACCTAATACAAAAATGATATCTGAATTATTTGAAGAATTTGAACAATTAAAAACACGAAAGCAAAAAGCAGAGTTTTTAGAAAAGTATAAACAGAATGCTACGCTTAAAGCAGTATTGCAGGGTACATTTGACCCTAATATTGACTGGTGTATTGAGGTTCCTTCTTATACACCGGATGATGCCCCTATAGGATTGAATCCTTCAACTTTGTATATGGAGATACCTAAGTGTGCTGTATTTGTAAAAGGACACCCTAAGAGTGCAGGTGTAAAACCAGAGCGAATGA